TGTATGCCGCAGGGGAAAGCGCCCATGACCGGCGGCATATCGTATATTCATACTAAGTATATTCATACTACGTATAAACATACGACTATTCAATTCCCATGACAGGAATAAAATCAACTCATGCTTTAAGTTCGGTAGAGCATTGAAAGCGCTGTTTTGCGATCCTATGCCCGAACCATAGGATAGCCCGTAAGGGCACGCAGAACCGCGCTTTTTTTATTGGGAGGGAACATGAAAATCAGCATTTCTGAGATCAAAATCAAGAAAGGCCGCCGGCCTGTTGACGAAGGCAAGGTAAGGGAACTTGCGGACAGCATACGGGAAATCGGGCTGTTAAACCCGATAACCGTCACAAAGGAAAACCAGCTTATTGCCGGGGCGCACAGGATAGCGGCGTACAAGCTGTTGGGCAAGACGGAAATAGAGGCGACCGTAAAGGACATATCCGGCTTAAAGGCAAAACTTGCGGAGATTGACGAAAACCTGATACGTAAGGAATTGCACTACCTCGATCATAGCAAGCTACTGGCAGAGCGCAAAGAAATATACGAGGGCTTGCACCCTGAAACAAAATTAGGGGCTACCGGAAATAAGGGCGGCAAAATTGTGGAGAGCGACACAATGTCGTTCTCCAGAGATACGGCTAAAAAGACAGGCGTTTCTTCTAGGACTGTAGAACGGGAATTGCAGCTTGCCGATACTCTTGCGCCGGAAGTAGAAGAAATTATCCGCAAGCATGACATACCCAAAACTGACGCATTAAAACTTGCCCGCATTAAAGACAAAGAAAAACAGCGGGCGGTCGCCGATAAAATATCCACTGGCGAAGCGAAAAGCGTAGACGCGGCGCACAAGGCCGTAATGCGCGAAGACAAGTCCGCGAAGAAAGCGTATACAAAACCCGAAAAACTGCCCGATGACTGCAATCTGTTTGTGGCGGATATAAACAAGCAGATACCAGAAATTGCCGATGACAGCGTTGATTTTATTATCACCGATCCGCCGTACCCGAAAGAGTATATATACCTTTACGGCGGCTTGTCGGAGCTTGCGAGCAGGGTGTTAAAGCCGGGCGGCTCATTGATAGTGATGTGCGGGCAGTCCTATCTGCCGGACGTTATAAAAGAGCTATGCAAAAATATGACATACCACTGGTGCATGGCGTATTTAACGCCCGGCGGCCAATCGCCGCAGTTATGGAATAAAAAGACAAACACTTTCTGGAAGCCCGTTTTATGGCTTACGAAGGGAAAATATAAAGGCGATTTGATAGGCGACGTTTTGAAAAGCCCGCCTAACGACAACGACAAGCAGTTCCATGACTGGGGGCAGTCTTTAGGCGGGTTCAGGGAAATTATCGAAAAGTTTACCTATCCCGGACAAACAATCCTTGACCCGTTTTTAGGCGGCGGCACTACGGGCGTGGCGGCGGTAACAATGGGCAGAAAGTTTATCGGCGCGGATATAGACAAGAAAAATATCGCTGTGTCAAGAGAAAGGATATTAGAGGCTTTATGCCGGAAGTAAGAAAACCCTGGCCTGAACGGAATGTGAGAAGGGAAAGATCCGGCTGGCGTGATTTATGGTTAAATGAAAGACACAGGCAATGGGGCTTTAATTGCCCGGCTGTCGATATTGATTTATTCCTTGAGTATTATGACGGCACCCCGGCTGGAATAATCGAATACAAAGACATTAACGCTGCCCAGATAAACATGGATACTAAGCCAAACAAGTCAATAAAGGCTTTACGGATATTATGTAATAATTCCAAAATACCGTTTATTGTATGCAGGTACAGAAAAGAAGACCTGAAATTCAGGGCAGTCCCATTCAACAGTTACGCGAGAGAAGTGCTGCCTGAAAATAAAACATTCTCTGAAACGGAATGGGTAAAATTCCTGTATAGGTTAAGGGGGTATGAATGCCCGCAAATCGTATTAGACGGACTAAAAATAACCGCGTAACCAGTATCGTATAAATCTACTACGTATGAATACACGAATTGCGCGAATGATGAACGCCTCTTATTTTTAACCTGTAGGCACGAAGTAATCGGCATTGACCGGCGGTCGGCGCAGAAGCGCTCTTGCCAATTACAGGCTGTCTATGTTTACCAGCCGGTGGCGCCGCAGTAGCGGGGTAAGCACTCTATCTTTTGGGGACAATCATGGCATTTGACAAGGAATTTTTGGCGCCTTTCTTTCAGGGCGCGGAGAAAGCGGACGAGATTATCGGCGCGATCATCGCCGAGCATGAAAAGGTGAACCTTCCGCTGGTCAAGAACAAGGACGACATTCTTGCCGAGAAAAAGCAGGTTGAAAAGAAACTCGCTGAATTGCAGGAGAAGTACACCGCCCTTGAAACAACCAGCAAGGAGCTGAACGAGAAGCTGGAGTCCGGTTTGCCCGACAAGGAAAAGCAGATTTTGCTGAACGATGTCGAGAAGTACAAGAACAACATCGTGAAAATCACCGAAGAAGCCAACAAGATGAAGACCGAGTACGAGGAGAAAATCGGCAACCTCACCAAAGAGAAAACCGATTACATCATCGGCGAGGAATTTACCAAGCTGGTTGACGCGAACGCCGCCATATTCCCTGACATGAAAGACGGCCTGAAAAAGCGGTTTTTCGCCGATTACCCGAAAGCGAGTTTTGAGCCGTTTGAATACAACGGCAAGCAGGAATACGTCATCGGCGGCAAGAAAATGTCCGACTTGCTGACTGACTTTTTCAACACCCCCGAAGGCAAGCGTTACCTGCAAGAGACAAGTAACGGAGGCGGCGCTCCTGGCAGCGGCGGCTCCAAAGGATTTCAAGGGAAGAATCCGTGGGCGAAGGACAGCAGAAACCTGACCGAGCAAGGGCGGATACTCCAGGAAAATCCCAACCTGGCCAAGACGCTTATGGCGCAGGCCGGGGCAAATCAAACTTAATAGGAGAATTTTATGCCTGGAACAAAAATATCGGACGTTATCGTCCCTGAGGTGTTTAACCCTTATGTAATTCAGCGCACGTCTGAATTATCGGCAATCCGGAGATGCGGCATCGCTGCCGCGGTCGCCGGTATCAAAGTCCCTGACGGCGGCAAAACAATCAATATGCCGTTCTGGACGGATCTGAACGGTTCGGGCGATTGGGAAGCCTTGTCGGACTCTGTTCCGCTGACTCCGAGCAAGATCGGCGCGGACAAGGACGTTGCGGTCGTGTTAGCCCGCGGCAAGGCGTGGCAGGCCAACGAGCTTGCGGGCGCGTTCGCCGGTTCCGACCCGATGGGCGCAATCGCGGATCAGGTCGCGGAATACGAAGCGTCGCAGGAACAGAAAGTGCTGCTTTCCATTCTGAAAGGCGTGTTCGCTTCCACGACAATGGCCGCCAACGTGATGGACATTTCAGCGACCAGCGGCGACGCGGGCACGATTAACGGCAAGACGCTGATTAAAGCCATCGCCAAACTGGGCGACGCCGGTGTCAATTTGACGGGTATCTTTACCCATTCCTCGGTCATGTACGACCTCGCCGGGCAGGACTTGCTGGATCAGATTATCACCGGCAGGGGCGATACGCAGAATATCCCTGAGTTCGTCTCTTACCTCGGGCGCAGGATCGTCGTGGACGACGGCGCACCGACCGACGGCACGAGTTTTACGACCTACCTGTTCGGCACGGCGGCCATCGGTTACAACGAAGGCAACACGCCGACTCCGACCGAGACCGACCGCGACTCTTTGGCGGGCGATGACATTCTCATCCGCAGAAAGCATTTTATCATGCACCCCAGGGGCATACGGTGGAAGGGCAATGCCGTGGGCGCGACACCGAACAAAACCGAGCTTGAGACCGGGACGAACTGGGAGCGCGTGTATGATCCGAAGGCGATCAGGATTGTGAAGTTCGTTCACAAACTGAAAGGATAAGCTATGAGCGCGACAGGATTCCAACGGAGACGGCGGGAGCTGGCAAAAGCGGGCCAAGCTGAACCGGAGCAATCGGGTGTCGTAACAGGCGGCGCGGACAATGTGCCGCCTGTTGTTACGCCGCCTGAGCAAGTCCCTATCACCGAGCAGGCTACCGGGCTGGCCGCCCTCAGTAAGAAAGACTTGCTTACCTACATCGGCAAAAAGAAGCTGTTCGATGAACAGTATAAAACCCTTGAGCCGGCGGCGATTATTCCGCTGTTCCTGAAAGAGGTGCAGGCGAAGATTGTCAAAGCCGGGCTGAGAACCGAGATTGAGGCCGCGGCATTGCCGGAGAAAGAGCTGCTTGAGCTGTATGAGACCTTAAAGTAACCGAACAGGGGCAAGCCGTGGCGTTTATAGTCGAGGACGGAACAGGGATTAAAGACGCGAATGCCTACGTTGATCCCGGATTTGTCGAAAACTACTTTCATTCAGACAGGCTTGCCCAGTTCACCGCTTTATCCGCAGACGAGAAAATAGCCGCAATTATCACCGGCAGCCAATTAGTTGACATATCCTATGAGTGGAAGGGCACGAGAAGCACCATCGAGCAGGGCCTGAGCTGGCCGCGCGATGATGTAGACTTTGACGGGCATGAAGTGATTGGTATACCCGCGGCTGTGAAGAAGGCGACGTGCGAGGCTGTATGGATTGCGATGACCGAAGAGAGCCTCTACAGCACCGAGGGTGACAAGGAAGTGGCGAGCGAGCGCATTGAGGGCGCGGTCGCAATAACGTATGTGAACCCGAAGGACAGGGTGAAGGAAAATATAACACGGTTCGAGGTGCTTGATCGCATTTTACGCGGTCTTTATGAAACAGGAGATCAGCAAGACGGCCCCAGTGTTGGGAGTTCCCCAGTAATACGGACGTGAGAAATACAGGGAGGAAGTATGATGGGAAGACGGCATAGTGAAAAATTGCTTGCAAGAAGGGATTGCGGCGAAATACCCTGTAAGGATTGCCGCTATGTTCGCGTGAAGGCTGGCAATCAGTATTGCGACTGGTTTAAATCAAGCAGTGTTTGTTCCCTGCATACTCTTAATCTTAATGATAACGATCCGGATAACCGCTTACCGGATAAACGCAATAAAATTATTAAATTGCTGGACAGATTTCATTTAAGAGACAAGCGGGCGCGAAAGGAATACGTTTCTAGGAGTGCGATATGAACAAGGTAAATGCTATTCAACAAGCTGTAAGCGAGTATGAAGACAAAATCGATGAAACAAACAAGAAATGCCAAGCCTTGAGCGAAGAATACGCAAAGAAAATAAAGTTCGTTGTTGAAAAAGAAGTAAACGCTGAATCAAAGCTGACAGTGAATTTCGGGATAGAGCCGCCTTTTGAGCGCAGTATTTTTTTGAGAGTTAGGACTGAACATTCATCGGGCGGTAGCGGCATGGCATTAAGTGCTGACGAAGGGCAAGCCCTGTACGAAATTCTCAAGGAATTGTATGAATGATACAAGAAGTAAAACAGCGTGATTATATTGATGGCTTTCTCAATTTCGTCGGCACGTTTTTAATAACAGAATCCGCCACAATCGGTGAAATAAACCTTGTAGAAGCTAATCTGGATATTCTGAAAGACAGAATTCAAGAACTAAAAGGAACGGTTATAAAACCAAAGTAGGGCGCGTNNGCCAATTTACAACGTAATCACTAACGAATATGAAAAACAAGAAACAAGTTTTGACGGACTTTGCATAATCGCCTCGTTTGAGGATAACGCTATCGACGGCACGATAATACAGGCTGGCGACAGGAAAATAGTCGCGGTGCTTGCGGGCGAGCCGGTGCCGAAGCTGTCAACGCTGGACGTGTTTGACAGGCGCGGTAATCTGAGTGATAGCTTTAAGATAATCAATTCAGACAAGGTGTCGCCAAACGCCAGCGTCACGATTGTATACAAGCTCCAGTGTCGAAAATAGGAGGAAACGCAATGCCTGATTTTTCAAACTGCATTAAAGACAAAAACGATGAGATTTGGTGCTTCGATAAAGAAACCAACTCTGTGTGCAAGATAATAGTCGAACATCCCGTTTCTACAACCATTCCGCAAGAGGTGTTGATTGAACTGCTTAAAGCGGAAAGCAGGAGGAATAACCATGCCGTGGACGGGGACTGATCCCTCAAAATGGGTCGAGAAAGTAAAAGACGCGCCGTTAGACGCTATAAAGATGGCTTGCTTTCAGACTTTTTCCAATGTGGTACTCACCACCCCAGTTGACACCGGAGCGGCAAGGGGAAGCTGGTTATGCTCATTAGATCAGCCTGCGGAGGGAGAGGGCGAGCCGGATAAAAGCGGCAGGGCGACGATAGACAGGATACAGGCGGTGCTGGCGACCATGAAGGGCGACCAGTCGGTGTTCCTTGCTTCGAATTTGCCTTATATAAAAATGTTGGAGTTTGGAGGGTATGGCAAGGAAAGAGGGCAGGGCAAGTCATTGGTTGGCAGAAAATTTCCCGGACGCGGACTGGGCAGAAAAGTAAACAAAATCAAAATAGACAGAAGTACTGCTAAGGGAGAAAAAGCGGCGTATCAAAAATGGCTGAAAGACCACGCGACGAAGATAACACGTGACGGGCACTCATTACAATCGCCTAACGGAATGGTGGGACTTGCTATGCAAAAGTTTCAAGAGCATTTACAAAAGGCAATAAATAGTTTAAGTGAAGGGTAAGCTATGAATGATTCGTATGTCGAAAAAGTATTAACCGAAGCGTTTCTCACGTTAAATGAATTTTCACAAATACCCTATATTAAAAAAGACGCTAATGGAAAACTGCTAAATGTATCATTGCCCAACGTTCCGTTTGAGCCGCCAAAAGACGGCAGATATTTTATTTTGAATTTTCTGGTAAACGAACCTTCGCCATCGGGGCTGGGAACCGAAGCATTTAATACATGGATGGGAATTCTGCAAATTGACATAATGGTTCCGCTGGGCGCGGGACAAGACGAATCTGTCGAGAAGACGAAGTGGCTGTCTAGGCTGTTTAGCCGCGCAAAAATGTTTGACAAAGTTATGGTTACAAAATGTTACCGGGCTAATTATGGGGCGGGAACGACAAGCTACATAACGACTATACGGGTTGAATGGCGGGCTTCGCTGGAGAAAGATTAAGGTTTCAATTTTTTAGACCGACCGCCTTTTGATTTTACTTTTATCTTGTCATAGGTGTCATAAGGATAAACAGCCTGTCTTGTAAGCGGTTCAATACCCCTTTTCAGGATACGCAAATATACAGCGTCTTCGCTGATTTTTAGTTTCTGCGCCATTTCTTTTATGGTGTAGCCTTCCACATTCATATTATCGGATTATACCGGAAAAAATAAAGAAAATCAATATATTTTTCTATTTAGTATTGACAAACTAGATAGAATATGGTATTGTGTTTATAGATTTTCCCGTATGGGGAAAAATAATCTTTAGGAGGCTGATTATGGCAAGAACAGCGAAAAAGGAAGAGGAAGTAGTTGTCCTCAAGGAACTGAAAGTTGAGCCGTTGACTTTAACGGTAAAGGGCGATTCGCCGCTGATTGTTCACGCATGGGGCGAGAAGGCGCGGCGCGAAATGCTGGACAAACAAATGAAAAAAGCAAAAGCGGTAAAGGAAGCTAAAAGCCCGATTGCCGATGTCATCAACAGTCTGTACTGGATTGACGGCAAGCCAAAAGAAATGACTGAGGACGCTTTTTTCAAGGCGGTAAAAGGCGGCGCGAGGTTCGGTTTTCCCGCAAAGGCTTTCAAGGCGGCGGCGGTATCCGCAGGTTATCGGGCAGGGACGATAAAAAACAAAGTCACCATGTTCGCGGCTTTCCACATTCGCGGAGAACTGACAGAAATTATCGGCAAGCCCCAACCGAGAGAAGACATGGTGCGTCTTGCCGGGCCGAGCGGTGTAGCGGACATACGGTTCAGGGGCGAATTTCTTGAATGGAAAGCCGTGCTGAATCTCACTTTCTGTCCCGATTTAATCTCTCTTGAACAGATAGTGAACCTGTTTAATCTCGGCGGCTACTGTTGCGGCGTTGGGGAAATGCGCGTTGAAAAGGGCGGCGAAAACGGAATGTTTCACATTATGACCAAAAACGAAAAATAACGCTTGGCAGGCGGGGCGAGGTTTGTCCCGGCGAGTTTGGGTAAGGCGCGGCATGGTTTGGCGAGGCATGGCGGGGCAGGCGAGGTCAGGCGAGTTCCGACTCGGCGGGTTATGGCGAGGCATGGTGTGGCACGGTGAGGCATGGCAAGGCAAGGCAAGGCAGGCACGGCGCGGCCCGGTGCGGTCGGGCAGGTTCCGGTCTGGTGTGGCAGGCAAGGCGAGGCTTGGTTCGATGGGGCATGGCAAGACTAGGCATGGCAGGCGAGGTTTGGCGTTGCTGGGTAAGGTTTGGCGCGGCGGGGTCTGGCGAGGTCAGGCGAGGCAAGGTATGGCAGGCGTGGCAGGGATAGGCGAGGCAGAGTGTGGCGAGGTGGGGCAGGTCACGGTCTGGTGAGGCGTGGCAATCTATTTTATTTCTTTAGGAGGGAAAATTGTGAAAGGTGTTTATTCTTGGAAAGAGGGCAGTCACTGTAAAGGTGACGCCGCAAAAGTCGGCGCGGAACTGGAAGTAATCGGAAAACAGGTAACGCCCGACTCGGTTGTCGCTTTTGCCGCGAAGCACAAAAAGTCTGAGCTGCACGGCGAATTTGAATGGGACAATGAGAAAGCGGGACACTTGCACCGCCTTAATCAGGCGCGTCATCTGCTTGCCTGCATTGTCATTGAGCGCGAGATAAGAACGTCGAGCGGAAAAAAAGAGCTTGTTATTGCGCGGGCTTACGAAAACGTGAAAGTGCCGGATGACAAACGCTTATACAATGACAGCGAAGCGGAGAAGCGCGTGTATGTTCCCATTGACGTTGCCTTGACCGTTCCCGAACACAGGGCGTTTGTCATAAACGGCATTTTCAAAGCCATTGAAGACTTGCAAGACAAGGCGCGTATTTACGACAGCTTTCTGAAAAATCCTGTCAAGTTTAATTCTGGACTGAATACGGCATTGAAAGCCGTATAAGCGCAATCACGCCCGCCACTCAGAGCCGTCCGCGAGGGCGGCTTTTTTATTGTCCTATCGCATAAATGTACTACGTATAAACATACGAATTGAGAAGATGGTACTCATAATTTATTCTTAATGAATAAATCACTCTCAGGGAGGGAATTTGAATTATGAGTTGGAAAACTGCTCCGAATGTAAATATTTATTTAACCGAGACAAACCCGGACGGATCGCTTCCGTCAAATCCAGTATTACAAGCCCTGCGCTGGGTATCCAGTTCGCTGGAAGGTTCTTACGAAACAGTCGCAAATGATTCAAAATTGCCCGGCAGAAATCCTGCAAAAGATTTCAAAGGCGTCGATCAAAACAGCGGCGATCTTGTCGTCAATTTTACTGGAAACGAACAAGACAAGCTGTTGGAGGCTGTCCTGTGCAGTGAAGAAGGCTTTGTCAAAAATGCCGGGCTTTCGGGCAAGCGCCTTGACGTGTACGACATGGTTCTTGGCAACAAGCAGCGTTCGTTCGCGCTGCTCAAGGAATATTCCCAAGACCCGAAGCTTTACCAGCTTTTCCGCGGGTTACAGGTCAACACGCTTACTATGTCGTTCACCATCGGCGCCCTGGTAAAGCTGACCTTTGGCTTAATGGGCGCGAATAACCCTGAGCTTGAAGACGCGCCGCCTGTAAGCATGGCGAACAAGCTGCCGGCGTTTGACACCGAGGAATTTATCACGTTACAGGGCGCGTGGAAATTCAAAGGCCCGAATGACGCGGAGCCTGTAGAGTACATCGACGGCGTGGACATAACGCTTAACATTACCAACAACATGACGGACCTTAAAGGGCTGTTCCAGAAAGAGGCGATTGACAAGTCCCTGGGAATGCTCGACATCACCGGGACGATCAACGAGTACGTCAAGGACGGAAAGCTCTACAACCTCGCCAAACAGGGCAAGGGCGGCGAGCTGCATATCACCGTGTACAGCGAGAAGAGCGGCATAGAATACGAGATTATCCTGAACATCGGTTTTGACAATTCCACGTTAAGCGGCGATCCCCAGTTGCAATACGCGCTGCCGTTCAAAACTTACGGCGAAAACAGGTTCCTGATCAGGAAGAAAGTGGCCCTTCCCATTAAAGACATCTCCGACGTAATCAATATCGCGCAGTACAATCCCGGAACCCGGATCGGCGGCATTTACTGGTCGGACCCGAACATGGACTTTGACTACATCGAGGTGTTCGAGGTATCGGGCGGCCAGCCGGTGTCTGTCGCGAGGGTTAATCCTGACGTGCAGTACTTTGAGCCTTCCTTGGGACAGCATAGATACCACCTCAGAGCAAAACTTACCGACGGCGGGTACTCGGACGGCGTGCTGCTGCCGCTTACAAACTATGAGATCAATTACACTGCGAATTTGCTGTCTATTACTGTCCCGATGTCCGCGCCGAACCAGATCGTTTTGGCGTTTGATAATTTTGTCAAGATTGCTTCCGGCAATAACGCTGCTGGGTTTTCCATTACCGGCGTTACCGACGCCCTGGAAGTCTTGGATCAGCCTGACAACAAGACAATCCGGCTTAAACTGGCGACGAAGGTATTCACGCAGGACGGCGACTATTCCCTGAGCTATGATCCGGCGCTAGGAAGCGTGCTGCAAAACAATAACGCGCCCATCGCGGCCATAACCGGGCAGCCTGTTGACAACTACTCAGACTATATGCCGGCGGAATTAATAAGCGCCCAAGTGCCGGTGGCGCAGCCTAATACGCTGGTTCTGCTTATGAGCAGGCCGATCCGCATAACCGACGTTGGGGCGTTTACCTTGACCGGTACGTCGGCGCAGATAACTTCCGTGGTCTCGGAAGGCGTTACCGTGGAGCTTGCGCTGGACGAGCCCGTTGACAGCTCTGAAATAAACCTGAAGCTCTCATACGACGGCACCGGGGTTACCGATGACGTGGGGCAGCCGGTGGAAGCGTTTATGGACAGGGCGGTAACGAATAACAGCAATAACGTCGCAGTAACAATTCAGAGCGCGGAAGTCCCGGCCAATAACGCCATGAAGCTCATTGTCGTTATGGGCGGCGCGGTTAACATGGCGACGGCGGCGGGCTTTTCGCTGAGTTCTACAAACCAGAGCGAGCTGCCCGAGTTGTCGCAGGCGGCGTACACGATAAGCGACGGCACGATTAGCTTTACCTTCGCGACCATGCTGCAACAGGGCAAGAACTTTGTCGTCTCCTATGACGGCACCGGCACGCTCAGGGCGGCGGGCAACAATGACAAAATAAAACCGTTCAGCCAGATAGTTGTCAACAACAGCACGAACATGGGCGTAATAGGGCCGGGAACGTCCGCGAGAAACCTGTCAATAGTGGTATTGGGCAATGAGCCGCAAACGCCCGCCGACGTTACCAAAGTATTGAAAACTATTAGCAACACAATTGATAACGGCTTGGCGGCAAATTTCGCGGACAGTACGGGCAAGGCTTTGGGCGACTACATTGACCCAATTATATCGCCAACCTATCCGCTTGTTGTGGCGGCAGGGCATGATACGGGCGGCGCGATAAACCTTACAGCTAACGCAGACCTCGGCGCGAACGGGAAGCACATCAGGTTCCAGATCGTGTCTGTGAACGGGCACATGGGGAAAAACGGCGTCGATTACGACCATGTGTGGATAGACCTGAAAAACACCCCCGGATACGGCACCGACGCCACCGCGGCTGGCCACTACATGGAAGCGATCAATATCAATACCAACGGATACTTGGGATGCCAGGGCAGGCTTTATTTGCTTAACAATTTCCTGCCCGGGTTACAAGCCCTGGGGATACCGTTCAACGAGTCGTGGATAAAGGCAGTACCGAGGAGGGTGTCAAAGGGCGGCGGATCATCGCCTACACAAGATCAATACGATATTATTCAAGATAAACTTATTATCCCTACAGAGTATGAGATGCTCGGCGCCCACACATACAGCAACAGCACGGCTGAGGATGCGGCGAATCAGGGGCGTTTTGAATACTATGACAGTGACAGCAAACGTATTAAGCGCGACAAGAGCGGTACGGCGCGGTACTATTGGTGCGCTTCACCTCGCTCCGGCTACTCCAACCTTTTCTGCAGTGTCAGCACCACTGGCACCGCGAGCAGTAACGGCGCTGGCGGCACTCGCGGCTTCGCCCCCGCCTTCTGTATCGGCGGAGCGCAAGCGTAGCCGGTACGAACACTCTCAGTCTGCCGCCCCCTCGCGGGGCGGCTAAAGGATGTGCATGGTACATAAAAATAAAAGGGGGTTGTCAAAACTTGAATTCTACCATAACGCTAGGAGGATGAGGAAAGAGTTAACGCTGCTAACTCTGCGGGACTTCGGCATACACAGCAGGGGCAAGAAATTCAAAGAAGCCACAAAAAGCCAGCAGCCGGAAGGTTTTTATGACGAGATACTGGAAGAGTTCAGCCAAAGTGTAAGGCAGTTATTACGGAACATGATGTTAAATATAACAGCGGGCAACAGGTATCCTACGACAATAAAAGAGCTGGAAACGCGGCGGATGTACCAAAACGCCGCCATCACAAACTGCGAACAACTGTTACAGGAAATTCTGTACTGCGAGGACGTTATGCCCGTTAAAGCGTCGGTCTTTATCCTTTACGTCGAGAAGATAGAGTTTGAGATAATGCTGTTAAGAGGATGGAGAAAAAGCAACAGCACAATCGCGAAAGCGATAAGTAAAAAGGTGTAATAAAAATGGTAATTAGGGCGTTTTCTGATACTCCGGCAACTCCAACAATTTCTGCAATGTCAACACCACTGGCACCGCGAGCAGTAACAACGCTAACAACACTCGCGGCTTCGCCCCCGATTCAGTGAGGCGCCGCACGGTAAGCCGCTTGCGGCCGAGGCGCCCGACACAGAAGGAGAAAACGTCCTGCCGGGAGACCGGCGAATATCAGCCTTGATACGCCCGGGAGGACGCTGCTTGCATGGGCGCGGGCCGCGCGCCGCGCTTTCATTCCCGTCGGCGTGATGCGGCATAGTACGCAAAACGGACGCAGCAGAGTGATAAAGCTAACCTGCGGACGTATGCCGTACAAGGCTTTTTTGTAAATTATTTAAGGTGATATATGACCAGCACGGAACGCCGCGAGGCGCGATACCGGCGGCGTGTCGCCGGGCGGTTAAAGAAAAAAGAAAAACTGTCCCAATATGACAACTTTGAAAATATCGTTGACTTTGACAACCTGTTCGCCGCGTACCGTGAGTGCCTTAAAGGCGTGTCATGGAAGGAGTCGGTGCAGAAGTACGCGATGAACGCCATGCGCAACCTGCTGGAGACGCGGCGGAAACTGCTTAATGGCGAGGATATTAACGACGGCTTCATAGAATTTACCCTGTGGGAGCGCGGCAGGGAAAGGGAGATAAAGGGCATAAAGATAGCGTTACGCATACCATTAATGGTCTTATGCCAAAACGCGCTGATACCCATCCTGTATAATTCCGTTATTTACGATAACAGCGCGTCCCAGAAAGGGAAGGGGACGCATTTCGCCTTACGGCGGCTGATCTGCCATCTTTCAAGGTATTACAGGCAGAATAATCGTACAAACGATGGTTATGCCCTGCTCGTTGACTTTTCAAAGTATTTTGACAGCGTGGATCACGCCGTTCTTTTCAGGCTGCTGGAAGAAAAGATAAAAGACGCCCGCCTTTTGGAGCTTACGAAAAGTTCCATCAGGTCTTTCGGCGACGGAAAGTCCCTCGGCTTGGGCAGCCAGGTGTCGCAGATTTGCGCCGTCTTTTTCCCTGACAAACTTGATCATTACATCAAAGAAAAGCTGAGGATAAAATACTATGGCAGGTACATGGATGATCTGTATCTTATTCACCCGGACAAAGAATATCTGCAATACTGCCTTACAGAGATAACAAAAGTTTGTACCGCGTTAAAATTGACGGTAAACATGAAGAAAACCAGAATTGTAAAGTTATCCCAGGGGCTGGTGTTCTTAAAAGGCAAGTACACGTTATTGCCGTCTGGAAGGATACTGAAACGCCCTGATAAGGAATCAGCAAAGCGCATGAGGCGAAAATTGGGCAAATTCAAGAAGCTGCTGGTAAATAAAAAGATGTCTTACTGCGATATAAGGGCATCGTACCAGTCATGGAGGGGCAATTATAAAAAGCGTTTCCACGCGTACCACGGGCTGCGCCACATGGATAACTGTTATAACGGCCTGTTTATTAATGAGCATTGATATGGCGTACATCGTATAAACCTACTACGTACAAACAAACGAATACCAAGAATTACACGTCCGGCTTATCCTCGAATTATTATGGAATTAAACAATCTGGTAACACAGGATAAAGCGGACGCGGGCGAGTGGTTTCCAGTCGAGCTGTACGGGAAACAACAGGATTTTGACCTGCTCATTCTCGGAGACGACTCTGACGTTGTGCAACAGCACAGCAGGAAAGCCTTAAAGAAGCTTAAAGGCGTTATGGGGGAAGCGTTAAAGGACAAAAAACCAGAGTTTGACGACGAGACTGTTGACGATCTGGCGGATTCCAATAACGAAGCCGTGCTTGTCCGTATTGCCGGCATACGCGGATGGAAAATCGAACGGGATAAAAAAGGAAAAGTTATCAGCAGGGAACCTGTACAGGAAATCACCCTGTTTGACAGGGCGACGGGAAAAGACAGGGCGCTTGCAAATGACAGAGAATCGTTCAGTTTCCTTATCACAAAAATCCCCGCGATAAAAGAATTCGTCCTGGGCAAAGCGAGGGATCGCACCAATTTTTTATCGGGGCCGAGCGGGAATTAGAACAGGCGGTAAAACGCTTCTTTTTCCTGCATGCCGACCGAACAAAGAAGGTTGGAAATGAAATCGTTCACTACAATCACGCCGAGGAAAGAGAAAAAATCATTGCTGCCATTGGTTATGACAAATGGGAAAGAACAGGACAGGCGGAGACATTCGGCGATATTCCACCGCCGGTCTGTTTTTCCGAGCTATTCGGTATTTTCATTGACATATTTTATTTTAGCGGTGACGGCATTACGTACAGGGACATTGTCGCGTACAGCGAAGCGAACAAGCGCGAATTATCCGCGTATGAAGTCAGCCTTATCAGGCGCATGGCGAGCATTGCGGCGCATGAGATCAATCAGGCGTTTAAGGAGAGCCGCTAATGAGTGAACTCAGCAAGCTGGTGATCGAAGTCGATTCTCGCGGCGTAGTGACTGCGAACGGCAACTTAATTAAGTTTTCAGAGACAAGCCAAAAAGCCGGGAAAAGTACCGATGATCTTGCCAATAAAATGGGCGCTTTGCAACTCATTGCGAATAAGCTGCCGGGGCCGCTTAACGCAATCGCCGCCGGGCTTTTGGGTATGGTTTCCCCGGCAACAGCCGCTGTCAGCGCATTGATGGAAGTAGGATCAATGCTCATAAAGTCCTCTAAAGAGAGCGAGGAAGCCTATATAAAACAAGAAGTGAGCGTTGCGCGGCTTGGAGCGGTCATAAAGGCAACGGGTGCAAATACATGGACAACGACAAGCAGTCTCAAGAACATGGCGGATTCAATCCGGCATGAAACAGGGAAATCCACTGATGAAATAATGCGTATGCAGTCTGTATTACTGGGCTTTACCGGGATAACAGGCGAAAACTTTGAACGCCTTACGCGCAACATGATGAACATGGCAGATGTCATGGGCGGCGACCTGGCAAGCTCAGCCAACACCTTTGGAAGGGCTTTGGAAAATCCGACTGCCTCGCTTAACGCATTAACAAGGCAGGGCTTTGTATTCACGGAAGAGCAGAAACGAATGGTTAAGCAGCTTGAGGAAGCCGGTCGTATACAGGAAGCGCAGGTAGTTTATCTTGAGGCGATGGAGAGGGCATTTGGAGACTCGGCAAAGGCAACAAGGGAAGCGGCAAAAAGCGTCAATGACTATAAACAGGCTTTGGAAGATTTGAAATTAGCCCGCGGTGAATTTGAGGCTTCCGGCGGAATGACGTGGCAAAGTTTCTGGAGAGAGGCAATGCTTCCCGGCATTGAAGATTTGGCGAAGAAATATAAGGAAGAAACGCAGAGACGCAATGATGACAAGATGTACTCGGAACTTAATAAACGTGCTGATGAAGTGGCAAAAAACTATTTACAAACAATAAAAACAGCAGATGAATTAATTGCCATCATTGAAAGCGGGAAGGCAGATATAAATGACTTGTATCGCGCCGTAATGGGTAAAGCCGGGGATGGTAAGAACTGGAGCGAGAGTTTACGTTGGTCTGAGGCTTATGTTGCATTAACAAAATACAAAGAAGAGTATGACAAATTACAGGAAGCAAAAAGGAAAGAAGCGGAAAGAATACAAGGTAATAATAAGGATATTAACGAAAAAATAACAAAAATTGAGAACGCTTACGATGACACGTCTGAGGGGAAAATAGAAAAGTTAAAACAACAGATAGCTGACTGGGAAAAACTTCGAAATAAAATATGGGAAGTCGATACAGGAGTATTTGAGGGGCTGAGCGACGAAAACAAGCGGAAGATTGATGTAATTATTAAAGGATTGCAGGATGGTTTGTCTGGTGTAAAAGCCGAACTTACTGATTGGCAGAAAATTTTCAAGTCGGTTATGAGCCTCTCTGACAAAGACACAAAACAGGACTGGTTCAAAAGACAGGCGTCGTCAATATCTGAATTTACAAGAATGCTATCCACGGCGAATGAACGCGCTAAAATACTCTCAAACACCTTCGGTACTGATTTTACAAAAAATCTGGAACAAGCCGCCGAGAAATGGGAACAGCTTGCAAGCGAGATGATTATGTCGGGCGAATGGCAGGTAAACAGCGATTTGTTCTTGCAGGTAGTCGAGTACGCGAGGCAGGCAAGGGAAGAGTTTGAAAACGCGAGCCTTGATAACCTCATTTCTGACACCGAAAGAGAATTATCGCTTTTGCGTATGACAACCAGCGAAATGGAAAAACAGAAACTGATGTTTGAATACAGAGCTGCGAAAGAGGAGAAGATTAACCAGTTATTGGCTGGCCGGAGAATGATAGACAAAGAAAAAGAAAGGGTTAATATTCTTTCCCATGCTACTGGTCTGAAAGAAGAAGATATTAGCGGCAAAAGCTGGGAAACGCTTTCAGGAGTAATATCCAAGTTATACGAGGACAAGAGATTTCAGGAAAGTATTTTATCGCAAGAAGGGTTGTCTGATTACGTTAAAGAAACAAGGGCGTTAGCAGATATATGGACAGAAATCTATAAAACAGTAAACAGTATTTCTTTTGGTGATTTGGTTCTTCTTGATCTTGACGAGCAGGACGTTGCGGGTTTCAACAAATTTATTGAGAATATGAAAAAAGGGATGGAAGAAACCAGAGAGACGCATGGCGAAGCGTATGTAAAAAAACTTACGGAAGAATTAAAAGACGCCGGCAAGTCAACATACGATCTGGCGGTAAAACGCCTTATACTTGAACAGAATATCACCAAGGAAACCGCGCAACAGGCATTGTCAGTCCAGAAGCAGATTGACTACATAACCAGCGGTTATGATGTCATGGGCGATATAATGACGCGAATAGATGACACGCTTAAATCATTCAGGGAAACAATAAATAGTGGAGGAAAAGTAACAGCAGGACAATACGGCTGGTACGCCGGATCAAAATTTTCCGAAGCAGGCATGAACTCCATACAGGGAAGCGACGCGGGAAACTTCGCGCAGGGGATGGCTCAGGGCGGCTGGATAGTCGGGCTTATTAATATGTTTGTCGGGGCATTGGCAAAAGCTGTAGGCGGCATGGAAACTTTTAGCGAGGCGATGAATCCGATAACCGGGATGTTTGAGGAAATGCAATCAACTCTTAAATCCATGCTGGCTCCGGCGCTTGGAATCTCAAAGCTATTACGCTATCTGGGCCCAATTCTTGATGGCGTGAATACCGTTTTATCCCTTGGCGTTAACATCGGGCTTGAAAAACTATATGATTGGCTTGTTGAAACCAACGACGAACGACAGGAAGAAGCCGACCGGCTCAGGGCGTTAAACGAGCAATACAAAAACCTGCTATCTGCCCTCAAGGAACAGGAAGAGTATTATTTACAGCAGCGCCGGCACTTGAACGCGGAATGGGCTATTGAGAATTATCAGAATGTTAACGACATGATATTAAGCCCTCACGGCGTTTTCCGCACCGACCCGGAGGATTACATCATCGCCACAAAGCACCCGGAAAACCTTACGGGCAACAGCAATGGCGGCGGCAACGTGTATGTTAATGTCATTAACAATTCCAGCGCTGAGGTATCGGCGCGGGAAAGCGTGATGGCGGACGGATCAAAAGCTGTTGACATAATAATCGGCGCCGTAAAGCGCGAGTTTGTCAACGGAGGCTTTGACGGCGTGACGGACGCTGTGGCGGCCCGCAGGCGCGGCAAGAGGGGCTTTTGATGGTTGCGTGGCCAACATACAACGGAAAACCGATAGGCAAAGTACTCCGGCCCTCGTCGTGGGAAATGACGCCGGGTGTCATAGCCGACCTCACGAGAAGCGGCAAATTTTTGACGCGACCCAACCACGTTAAAACGCCTGACAGCTTTTCCATAGTAATGCACATGACCTTGCCCCAATATCGGGTATTCAAGAGCTGGTGGAAAAACGTATGCAGGAAAGGGTTTTTTACCTTCGCTTTTCCGCAGATAGACGATGACACAGGGAAGCTGGTCGAATACCAGTTCGCGCCGGACTCGGCCCCAGCGATAAAAAACACGTCAGGCTACAATCTGGAAATTGAGATGAGCTGGATGGAGGCGACGTAATGCTATCGGCAAGAGCGCAAAAACAGATCGCCGAGCAAAAGAAACACGCTACTTTTCCGTATCTGATACAGGTTATCCAGCAAAATTATCCTGATATGTTTTTTGTCAATGGTTCGGACAACGTGTCTTACAGGGGCGACATTTACAACGCCGCTTCTTTTTCTATACAGCCGCCGGAAGTCGAGGGCGCTAAAATTGGTAACGCGACACTTACCATATCCGCGGTAGACCAGTATTGGATACAGAGAATAAGGGAGACGCAAATACCCGCGGAACTGCGGTTTATCGCCGTTATGGTAGATGACGAAAACGGCGCTTCTGGAATCGAGGCATTGGAAGAGAACAGTTTCACCCTCCGGGCGGCGCAGTGGGATGAAGCGGTTATCTCATGGGAAATGAGTTTTGACGAGCGGCAGGGCTATATCATTACCTCCGTAAAATGCACGCCGCAAGTCGCCCCGGGGTGCGCGTAATGATTAACGTGAAAGACCTTGTGGGAATACCGTACAAAGACCACGGCAGGGACGCTTCCGGTATGGACTGTTACGGGCTGGTTATCGAGGTATTGCGCCGGGCCGGGGTAAGCGTTCCCGACGTGTTTTACGCGGACGCGTCTGTTGAGACTAAAGCCGCCGTCAAGCGGGCGCTTGAGTCCGGCATACCTAACACTAAACTGGAAAAGCCGGAGGAGCTGGCAGTTGTGGAGATACTGGTAATGGGCCTGCCGTCCCATATCGGCGTGTGCTTGGGAGACGGGACGTTTATTCATTCACTGCGTAAAGTCGGAGTGGTAATTGAGCCGCTGTCCAGATACCGGCATAGAACAAGGGGGTTTTACCGTGTCAACAATTAACCTGTTCCGCAGCGCCCTCGATGACAATTATGAAACCATTCCAGTGTATGGCACTATCGCCATCCGTGAGGTCCTGCCGGAAGCAGACTTTGAAAACGCGGTAATCGCCGTTAACGGCTCTTATGTTGGCGAAAATTATATCCTGCGTGATGATGATATTTGTACTATAAGGCTGTTTCCCAAAGACGCGTCTGGGCGCAGTAATGCAAACATTGCGGTTAACATTGTTCTGGGCCTTGCTACCCTCGGCGCGTACAATATCGCTGACGCAATTGTTACCGGGGTAACCGGGAAATCAATACTGGACAACGCCCTTGACAGCTGGTTTAAGAGCGTTGAACCAAACGCGAATTCATCTGCCGCGGCTGACCAGCTCCAGAACGTCCCTCAGCTCAGGGGGGCGAAAAACCAGTCAAACAAAGGCAAGCCGATCCCGCTGGTTTTGGGAAAACACCTGTATACGCCGATGTATGTGGGTTCGCCTTATACCGAGATAGGCGGCACGGACGGCGAGGATCAGTATTACACCGCGCTGTACCTGCTGGGGTGGGGCAAGCTTAAGGTAAGCGACATAAGGCTTGGCCCGGTAAGCGGCCTTGCGAAGAACCCTGACATTTCAGGCGGCTTGAACGCGACCGAAGGAAGCTGGTCGTGGGAAAGCAATCCTTCTTTTTTTGGCGCGAGTTTTATCGATCCGAGTTTCAAGGCAAGCAACCCGCAGCTTGAACTGAGGCAGGGTGCAAGCGAAGTAGAACTGTACCCGCAGAAGGTAGTGGAAGAGCGGCTGAACATCGAACTGAAAAACATAGAAAACAAGGACAAGCCGTCAGACAATTTCAGGCTGGAGCCGATACGTTTCTCGGCGAAAAACCCGCAAAAAGTGCAGGTTGAAATTACCTTAAATCAGGGGCTTATATCGTATGATGATCAAGGGAAGAAAAAAGACGCTTCTGTCGGCATACTCATTGAATGGCGGGCGAATCCGAACATAGACACATGGTATGAGTTTGGGCGTTTCGGGACAAGCAGCTCTGACAAAAATAATCATTCTCCTACAAGTTACAGTTCGGCGACGAGAATAACTACTATCACCCGGCAGAAAGCTAAGGTTATGCGCTTTGTCGCTAATCATACTTTCACTTACAATGAAGTAAAAGACTTTGACAGAACCGTTGAAATCAGGGTAATCCGCACGACGCCGAAGCCGGTTGACGACAACCGTACCGCGGACACTGTTTACTTGACCGCTATCCGCACCTGGTGTTTTGACAATGAAACCGCGGTCCAGACAAGCGGCCAGTATGCGGGACAGAAACTGCCCCAAGTCCCGATGATCCAAAAATACCGCGACTTGACGGCGCGGCTCGGCTTCNNGGCAAGCCTCGCGCTTAAAGTATTGCAGTCCCCGGCTCTGGGCAATAACGCGTACCCGGATAAAATGCTCGACCCTGATTCCTTCGGCGAATTCTACCAGTGGTGCGCTGATAGGGAATATACCTGTAACGGCGTGTTGACTGCCGAGAAACGGGTAGATGACCTGTTAAACGTCATCCTTTCCACCGGGCGCGGCATGAAGATACTGAACGGCAACAGGTACGGCATCCTCATTGACAAGCCGCGGGAAAACCCGGTGATGATAGTGAACAGCCAGAACGTGCTTGAAGCTAAAAACGAGAAAGCCTTCGAGGATCAGCCTGACGGGTTTTCTATAAAATTCATTAATGAACTGGACGGGTATCAGGAGACAGAGGTAAACGTAATGGCGGACGGTTCCGCCGCGCCGGGACCGCTGTCGAGAATGGAAAGCATAGAGCTGCCGTTTGTCACCGATTATAAACAGGCAGTGAGAAACGGCTGGTATATGCTCGCCTGCCGCCATCTGCGTCCGGAGATATGGCACCGCAAACTGTCCGTTGACGGGTATTTAATCGGTATCGGCAGCAGGGTAGAGGTGCAGGACGACACTATCGTCGTAGGGCTGGGCGAGGGGGCGCGGGTAAAGGGCGTTCTTTATTCTCCCATCCCGGGCGAGAGCGGGCTGATTTTGGAAATACAGACCGACGGCGAATTCGACGTGTCGGATATTGACGGCAAACAGTTTGGCATTAAAATAATGCACTTTGACGGCGTACATGACGGCATAATAAGAACGATACAGGTGCCGATAACCGCGCCGGGGCTTTATGGCAATTTTTCTTTCAACCCTCCGATTTCTTTGCCGTTTACCCCGCAGGAAGGCGATCTCGTCGCGTTTGGAGAGTACAGCAAAATCACTACTCCGGCGATTTGTTTTGGCAAAAAACCGAACGGAGACGGCACGTTTGACTGCGTGTTTATACCCTATCAGGAAGGGATTTACACCACCGACGGGGGCGCGATACCGCCGTATGAGGCGAACGTGACGACGCCGCAAACTCTGCCGCCGCTGCACGAGATACCGCGTGACCAGCTCACGGTGGACGACATAATAGAACTGTCGCCCGAGCAGACGGTGATATTCGACCTCTTGCCCAGCGCTAACGCGGTGGTAAGAAGCGCCGCCGGAGTGCCTACGCCTAATTCAGTAAGCTGTACGGTTATCAAAATCACTGGCACGGAGGTAATTGCCGACGACAGGTCAAAGACGATCAAGTACATAACGTCCGCGCCCAATGACACGGAACATTCATACGCTTACGGTGGCGTCGTACCAATACCCGCCGCGCAAACGGGCGGGCTGATATGGATAGAATTTCGACTGTATGACGAGAATACTATTATTGACAAGCAAAGAGTGCCTATAGTGCAAGACGGGCAGGCGGGAACCAACGGGAAAGACGCTCCGAAGTATTTGGGCAAGACGGATACATCTACCAGTACTAATGTAGTAAAAATACTGTACACGAGTTCACTGTCAGGAAACGTATCTGCGAATATAAACGATTATGTATCGTATATCGGAGCAGACCTGTCAGGTGCGAGCCATTGGAAGAAGGGCTACCTTTTGCAATGGAATGGGAGCGGATGGGTACAGCTTGATCCGCTAAACAGCGCGTATACCGATTTTTACATGAGTGCGCTGCGGGACATTACTGATGGCGCGGGCATTGGCGTATTCGGCTCCGTATTGACGCAAAAGCTCATGGCGCTGCAGGTGGTTGCCGACAGGCTGGAAACCGAGATTATCAAGCTGAGGACGGGTGGCGCTGTAATCGGCGGCGGCAAGTACGCCAATGACGGGGCGGTAATCGCCGGGCATGAAGATGACGCGGGGTTCTGGTTTGGGGCTAACGGGGTGTTGAAAGCCGCGAGTGGAAAATTTGATGACGGTATTTTTGATAACATGAGTATAACGGGAACGTTAAATGCCAATATAAAAATGTTTTATGATAGAAGCTATCCAATGGTTGGAGCGGTAAGAGGGAGAGCGAGGTTTAACGAGAGTGGAACTAGTATATCAATATTTGAAGCATCTGGCCTTGTAAACAGCATTGAAAGAATAAGTAATGGCAGATATAATTTGGTATTAAATACAACAGATCTTGTAGATGCGACTTTTTTAACATGGAATGTCACGATAATAGGAACAGGGATTGGAACAGGCTTATCTCTCGGAGCGACTTTTGTACGGTTTCAGGCGGTTGCTGGTCTACCTCCGAACATTCCATTATCAAAAGTTACAATTCAGGCAAAAGATGAAAACGGAAATAATACTACCTGCGAAACAGGGTGTATTTTAATTATTGTTTAATGCCCATCCCGCGTATATTTCAACATCGCTTTTTTCTACTATAACGAGACTTCCTGCTAGATCAAATTTTCCTTTTGCGAGACCGGGTAAACAATCTTTAATGCCGTAAATATCATAATATACCCCAAGGAATGGGTGAACTTTTGCATATTTAATTAACCACACATCAAAATGGTAGCCTTCTTTTTGTAAATTACCTATTCCAGGCAATGTAAAAGTATCGCCCTCGGCGTACAAGTTGTCATCTACTGGCACTTCGCCTTCGGTATTTCCGTTGCCGTTATATGTAACCTTGTAAATTTTAGGATTTTTGTTTCCTTGTTCAGGGGGTTTATTTTCAGTCTGCTCTTGTTCTTGTCCCTGTTCTTGACTTTTCATTTTCCCCTCGCTTGTGTTTTCATTATCACATGAAAAGAAAAAAAGCGCAAGGGCGAGGGTGATTAATAGTTTTTTCATAGTAAACCTCCGTATACCTTATTGGCCATTATCAAATATATATCTAATGTCCGAATCTAGTTTTTCTTCCGAATAGAAGACGGACGAATTAATCATGTTGTTGTTCATTACCATTTTGCTGTTGTCATCAAATATAACTTCAATTTTGGTAATCTCCATGTAACGGATATTACGGTTATACCATACATTAGGCCATTTAGAGCTGATTAATGGCAATCTGCTAAAATTGACAATATCGTTTTTTTCATCATAACCGGTATGGTCTAGTATTACTTCAGAAATATGACCGACGGTTGAGTAGGCTTTATCGTCAACACTGTTATACGGCACGACCGTAAAATACACGTATTTTAACCGTTTGTCCGAGATATTAACAAAACGAATAATGCAATCTACTCCACCCGCAGAATTAGGCCAGTCTGTTCTATAATCGTATATTAAAATTGGCGAGCCCGCGGCCTTTGCCCTATTTATGTTTTCTGTGACTATCTTTCTATACCCTTCTAATTTTATTTGGAGGGCTTGTCTTCTCTCTTCATATTCTGCGAATATTCTCTCTCTTCCAGTTATTGCTGATTCTGATTTCTGCGGTATTTTCGGTGTTGAAGGTACTGTTGGGTTTTCAAGTTCATATTTTTGGCCGTGCATTCTATACGTGCTTGCTACGCCGTCAAAATAGGAATACCCGTGTGTCATTATAGACCAGGCCAAAAGACTGTCGCTTAATCTGGTGTCTGAATCGTTGCTTATTGTGGGATTGTCAATAGCTCCGTTGTACATAAGAGCGCTGACGGTAGTAAATCCAATGAATCCAGCCGCGAGAATGGCGCCTTCCACATATTCGCCGTTTACTATCTGCGTAAGCCCGGGAATTAGCGATAGCACCCATGAGGAACCCTTGCTTGTTATAAAATGCTTGTCTTCGTTGGTATACGGCCGGGTAACGCATGATAATAGCATAGATGCGACACCAAGTACAAAAACCAGTTTTTTCACATCTGCCCCTTTATATTCCCCTTAATGTGTTTCAGTCGTACAAAGATTGGTTATTTTACAAATCTGATTGTCAATGTAAAATAACATACGGTATTTGTCGTCTCTTGATTTTACGTCAATGCTATACAGATCGTCTTTTCCGCTTAATTTATGCGGGGTTTTTCTGTAATATAAATCTTTATTGCTAAACGCTTTAAGCGTCATCAAGATATTTTCTTCGTAACCCCTCGGAATATTCATTGTGCATTTTTCAAGGCATATAGGGCGGGGGAACGGGGAGTATGTAGTAAAAGACGGCGTTTTTAACATTGCCGGAGGCTTTAATTTCTTGTTATTTTTCATCGGAAAAATCTAAAGCATCCTTGAAATAATTATAGATAGCCTCGATAGTTATAATCCCGCTGGGCCGCCCTCGGCGGTATGCGTTTTTCCAGGGATCTTCATAATGGGTTTGGCTTATTAAGGCGGGGCCGGATAATACCCCGAAACAGGCCAGCGCCATATCCACGGCTTGCATTTCCTTAAAATCAAGAGCGGACTCATCGTCGGCAGGCGGGATGTTTTCAAACCCGTATTCTTTATACCTTTGGTATACAGGAGGAACCACGGGGCCATAGTCCCACGCCTCTATATCCTCTTTGAAAAGAGGTTCCTTATTATGCAAGACCAGGTGAACCGCCTGGCTGTAATAGAGCAGCTTTTGCAGTTTCAAGTTGTCTACCGGCAGGGACTTAACAATGTATTTTGCCACTTC